GGTTTTAAATTGTAATAAAAAATTTCTAATTCATTTTTGGCTGGCATATACCAATCAGTAAATCCACCAATGCTTAAATTTTTACAAAACCAAGCAGCAGGGTAAATAGTTGAATTACCATCAGCAGTAATATCTGTTGTGTTTTGTGGGCCATCAATGTCGCTGTTTGCGCCTGGTGTTGCAGTTGCAACAAGTTTCCAAACTCTTGTCGATTGCCCAGAAGAAAGAGGTGCAACAACTAAATAATGTGTAGGAACACTTGATACACCAATTTGTCCAGCGTAAAAGCCCCCTTGATATGCAGAACCAATAGCGCCAGGAGGGGCTAACCCAAACGACCTTTGGTTCATAAAGGTAACTTGTAAAGCACCACTCATGTTAGACCACTCCCTGAGATTAACCAAGTTGTTGAAGTCATTTTGATAGCCGTTGCCGAGCCATATTGAGCCAGACTGCGTGAACCAGTTGTTCCTGCTGAACTTAGATACATCGTATCTGTAGTAATAGCAATAGTCACAACTTGAGAAGTCATGTTAATAAATGTAATTGCTGTGCCAATAGGATAAGCAACGCTTGAGTTTGCAGGGATTGTGTACGTTCTTGCATTTGCATCTGTTGATGGGTGATATATGTGTTTACCCGCATCAGACAAGACAAGCGTATATGCAGCAGATTGGCTGTTTTGTGGAATATTTAAAAAACCAACAGCGTTTGTACCATCCACAGTTAATGTATTAGATGACCCACTAATACTTTTGTTTGTTAAAGTATCCGTAGTATCACGTGCGACCAATGTATCGCTTGCCGCAGGCACATTTAAGTTAAAAGTGGATGCCGTATTAGGGCCAACCAAGTTAACTTGACCGCCTAGCGTTGCTTGAAAAACTAATTGACCCATGATATTCCTTTAAGGTGCAATGATTAGCTGAGAAGCGGTTAACGCCCCTGTGCTTGGATTGTATTTAAGTTTTGTAGAACTTACATACTCGGTTGTGAGGTTTCCAGTCGTTTGATTTGCAAACAAGATGTAACGTGTAGCGTTTGTTGTGGTGTCATCTGTCACCGTAGCGTTAGCGGTTGCTACTTCCCAAGTTGGCGCACTTGCACCGTTTGAGGTTAGGACATATCCGCTAGTACCTGCGGCAGTAAATGCGTAAGCAGTACCAGTACCATAGGCGATAGCACCAGCAGTAGCAGTAGCCGTTCCATTTGTACCGCCCCTGTTGATAGCAACCGCGTTGCCGTTCCATGTGGCACTTGTAATCGAGCCAGCGTAATCTAGCGTATTTGTTGACCAAGAAACATTGGCTGGCGTTGAATCATGTCTATCCCACGAACCAGCCGCAGTCGAGTTATCCAACAAAACAATAGTTACATAACCGCCCGACTGGATGGTTGCTACTGTTGTAGAAGAGTTATTCTGTACAGTAATAGCACCAGAAGACTGATTGTTATTAAATGTAAACAAAGCACCATTTGGAAGCGTTGTGCCACTTGGCAACTTAATTGTTTGACCACCAGAGCCTGTAATTTGATAATTCTGTGCGGATGATGCAGTAAGCGTAATAGTCGTACCGCTTGCCGCTTGAGATACAAATCCTTCAAATAAGCAATTAGTAGTGATGTTTCCATTAGCATCGCGCAAGACTACTGAATTTGCACCGCTAGACGATGTAACACCAGTTCCACCATTAGCGACATTTAGCGTACCAGCCAAGGTAACAGCACCAGTAGTATTACTGCTAGGCGTTAAACCTGTTGTGCCAGCCGAGAAAGTGCTAACAAAGTTACCAGACAAAGCACTCGTTGGGATGCTTGTAGAAGCCGTTACAGCGCTTGTATCGTTGCCGTATAGATAACCAGTAAGACCAAGCGTTTTAAGCGTTGTAAGGGCAGCAGAACCGCCCGTAATCGCTACTGCGTTAGCGTTCTGGGTTGACATTGTGCCAAGACCAGAAATGTCTGAACTAGGGATAGTAGAAGAAGCTGTGAGTGCTGCTGTACCGCTACCCTTAACATAACCTGTCAGCGTAGCAGCGCCAGTTCCACCATAAACAACGCCAATAACACCAGCGTTCCATGTTCCTGCGGTCAGCGTACCAACCCCAGTAATGCCCGTGTATGAGCCAGAAAGATAAGAGCTACCAATCGTGCCAGATGTAATCTGACTGCCAGAAATCGCTATGCTGGTGTTAGTTACCGATGTAACTTGTCCACTAGCATTAGTTACAAGAACTGGTACTTGTGAGGCAGAGCCATAAGTTCCAGCAGTTCCAACAGGCGTAATGCTGAACTGATAACTAGCAAGGGTTAACCCTGTTCCTGCTGTATAGACAGAAGCAACAGAGAAGTTAGACCAGTTAACAGCAGTTGTGCCAATAGTGCCACCAGGCTGTGCCGTACAGTACCAAGCCGAGCCAGCCAAAGTTGTTCCAGACTCAACAAACACAATGGCTGACAACAGTTCAGTCCAATCATTTGTGTCCGTAGAACGCGCCCAAGCACTAGCAGCAGAGATATAAATGCCGTTTTCAGCAGCCGCAGTCTGGTTCTTTACCAATACACGCGAGCCAGCAACAGCAGAGATGCCATCAAGCGTCTGAACGCCCGTTAGACTGATATTCGCAGTAGTAGCGCATAAAACAGGCTGTTTCCACGACAAACCAGTAGCAAAGTAGTCAAGATAGGTTTTGTTGACCACATCGTTACCAGATGTAGGCGCAGATGAAACTGTTGCACTTGTAAACGCAGCCGTAGAAGGCGTTGTAGCCCCTATGGTGGTGCTGTTTATCGTGCTATTTGTAATGTCTAAGCCAGACTGACTAGGGTTTACGCTTGCATAAAACGGCTGACCCTGACCAATAAAAGTCTGAAAAGTCCCGTCTACCGTGAAATACGCTTGAACGGGAAGTAAATTCTGTATGACTGAATTGGCAGGGTTAGCCATAACGCCCCTTTAAGATTGGTCAGCGGCAGGAGTTACATACAAAATTCCAGCAGTTCCAGAATTGGATTTAGCTGTTAAATAGTATGGTGCTGTTGGGGTTGCGATGATTACTGGCAAATTCATGGCAGCAGGCAACACAAAGTCACCATTAGTGCCATCCGTAGGGAATACGGGTGCGCCAGGGTCAGTTAACCCCCACTTTACAGCAATCGGGGCAGCGCCCGTGTTGATGAAAGATGTGTAGTTAATCTGGTCATTGGTGTTGCTATTTATCAAAACTGCCGCGTGAGCAGTAGAAGTGACAGATAGCGCTACTGTCTGACCAGCATTTCTTTGGACAGATGATGCAGCCATGATTAGACTACGTTAGCAGGCAATGGGCTATCTTCGCAAGACTTAACGCTTACCAACAGGACTGCTGCCGCTTGAATAACAGAAGCGCCAGTAAGGTTTAGCAAGCGAACAATGATGAAGTTATCTGCTGCTGTATAAGCATTACAGATACCAACGCCAACAGTCATAGCAGCATCGACTTGAACTTGGATTTTGTCCGTAGACTTAACGCCAGGGCAAGCAATCGTGACTTCTGTGGTGGTTGTAGAGAAAGTGGTCGCGGGTAATGTTAATTGGCAAATAGTATGCGCTATAACATTTCCACGGGAAATAGTGGTTTTTGACATGGATATTCCTTTGCAGAATGATTGAATTGTATCTTAAAAAGAGAAAAAGCCACCCCTTGTGAGGATGGCTTTTCTTTACTTCATACAGTTTTTAACTGTAAACACCAAAGTCAAAGCCGTAGACATAAATGTCCACAGTACCACCAGAAACGGCAGTACCAACTTTGACATACAGAGTTTGTGCTGTAAGTGCAGTAGCTTTTGTGCCTGCAACCACAGTTGAGTTAGTTACATAAGTTGAACTCGTATTGCTAGTCAAAGAAGCGTTAGTAACGACTTCAGTACCTGTGCCTGCGGGTGCAGTCCAGATAGCCAAAGCGCCACCAGAAACATCTTTGTTAGCGTTTGTGATTACCACATTCTGAATGTTGTAAGTGCCAAGGTTTTGTGCAGGCAAAGTAACGCTTGAATCGCCAGTAGCGGAGATTGGTACGCCATTTGCCACAAACAACAAGCGCAATGCTTGGTTAGCTGCCAAATTACTTGGGTGAATTGTTGTTACGCTATTAGGTGCGGCCATGATATATATTTCCTTTAAAAAAGTTAATTAAGCTGCAACGCGGCAAGCGAGTTCTGGGTACAGAGGCGCCCAACCGTACAACACATCCAAACGAGTAGGAATACTATCGTTGTTAATGGTGTATTGGCGGACAACACGCATGGACAGACCGATTTCCTTGTCAGAAGCACGACCAGCAAAGTGGACACCTTCTGGCAACTCAAGGTCAGCCACGGCTACCGTGAACGCATTGCGGTGCATGATGATGTTCTGTGGTGACACAGTACCTGTGCTGTTGAACTGAGTGATAGC